CCCCACGCCCCCGCCGCCGACACAATCGCCGACTTAAAACAAGAAATCAAAAACGAATTAGAGGCTGAACAGAATGACGAATGAAGCCTTGAATATGGACTGCATGGATTATATGAGAAAATGCAGCGATAAACAGTTTAACCTTGCTATTGTTGATCCGCCGTATGGGATTGGTGAAAGCGGCGCAAAAAATAGAACAAGAGACCATTTAGCAAAAGCTAAAGATTACCATCCCATTTTTGGCAAAGATAAAGCCCCCCCTGACATTGAATATTTTAATGAATTAAAACGAGTATCAAAAAATCAAATAATATGGGGGGCGAATCATTTTGTTGATTTAATTCCCTTTAAAAGTCCATGCTGGCTTGTTTGGGATAAAGACAACGGCAAAGCCGATTTTGCAGATTGTGAATTGGCGTATACAAGTTTTAATTCTGCTGTAAGGAAATTTACTTTTAGATGGAATGGTATGTTACAGGGGAATATGAAACATAAGGAAGGACGTATCCATCCGCATCAAAAACCTGTAGCGCTTTATAAATGGATTTTATCACACTATGCAAAAGCTGGCGACATAATTTTAGATACGCATTTGGGTTCAGGTTCAAGTAGAATCGCTGCCTATGATATGGGGTTTGATTTTATCGGAACAGAAATTGATAGTGAATATTTTGAAGAACAGGAAAAGCGTTTTAAAGATCATTGTGCGCAAGGCTGCTTGTTTACCTTTTCCGGCGGGGAGGTCGTAAAGTGATAAAAAAACATTGTTTGCGATTCGCATTGAAAAAAGAATGGTTTGAGAAAATAAAAAACGGTGAAAAGACCATAGAATACCGCGAGATAAAACCCTATTGGAATACACGTATCAGAAACTTATATTATTTCAATAATTTGCCGGAAGGCAATCAATGCATTTTTTCTTTGGGTTACACAAAAGAAAAGCTGATTGCAAATATAAAAACAATCAAGATTGTATTCGGTGAAAATACAGATTTGCATATCAGAAAAAATGTTTATGCAATTCACTTGGAAAATATTAGCCCGTATTATGAGGTATAAAAAAATAAATGCAATCGATTGAATACGAGATAAGCGATGTAGATTTTCTCATTGAACGGTTCGCAGTCTTGACGGAAAAGCAGGTGTATGAATTGCCGTCGGAGTTTGCGGAACGGGTACGGTACTTGTCTGCCGATCTTACACCCTTTCCGGGACGGTTCAGCTGGGAACGCTTCCCGTATTTTAAAAAGATTGTCGATTGTTTTGCGCCTGATAATCCCGTGCAAGAAGTTGTGCTTATGAAAGGCAATCAGCTCGGCGGAACAACGGCCGTTATTGAAACGGTAATATTATACAACATCATGAGTAATCCTAATCCGCAAGCATACGTAACCGCTGATGCAGGCTTAATGAAGACATCCGTGCAAACAAAAATTGAAAAGATGATTGATAACGCCGGAGCGCGTGATTTAATTTTTTCTCAAAATCGGAAGCAAAAAGGCAGCCGTGATACGGGAGACACAGCAATTTCAAAAGAATATCCGGGCGGGTATCTGCACTGCTTCGGCGGGCGCTCCCCTGCTCGTTTCCGTGGTATGAGTTACCGTATTGTGATGGCGGATGAAGTTGACGCTTTTCCTGACTCGATTAAAAACGAAGGAACCGTTGTCGATTTAGTGCGGAACCGGACGGATGCATATTCGGCAAAGCGGAAAATCTTTTGGGGAAGTACGCCGCTTGTCAAACAGACGAGCAAGATTGAACGGCTTTATGAAGCCGGAGACCGACAGAAATACTTTGTACCGTGTAAGCATTGCGGAAAGATGCAGGAGCTTGTCTGGCACGGTGAAAATGATGACGGCTCTCGTTACGGTATTGTTTGGGAAAATGATGCCGAATATAATCCGCTTTTGGAAACCGTTGCGTACAAGTGTAAATTCTGCGGCCGCTTAATGAAAAATTACGATAAGGCAGCGATTATCAAAAAAGGCGAATGGCGGGCAACGTCAAAAAGTAAAACGCCGGCCGTTATGTCGTTTCACTTGTCGCCGCTCTATAATCCGCCGGGGATGTATTCATGGGAAGATATGGTGCGGCAATGGGCGGAGTGCTGGGACATTAAAAATAACCGTGTACGCGATAAAGAAAAATACCGGACATTCCGTAATACGAAGCAAGGCTTGACGTTTGAAGAAATGGGCAAACAGATACAGTACGAACGGGCGGTTCAGTTCCGCCGCGTCGGTTTTGTACGGGGTAAAATTCCGAATGATTTAGCCCTTCGCGATTCCGGTTCGCCGGTGCTGATTGTCTGTTGTTCGGTTGACGTACAGAAACGGAATTTGTTTGTCGATGTGAAAGGCTATTCTGCTAACGGTGTAACGTGGACACTTGATTTTTTCAGTATTGACGGCGACACGGAAGATTTTAACGGCCCGTGGGATGCACTTGATACCTATATTGAAAACACCCGCTTTATCGGCGATGACGGTAAGGTCTACAAGATTATGATAACACTTGTCGATTCGGGACGGTATACTGATTATGTCTATGCGTTTGCAGGCAGGCACTATGCCGGTGTTTATCCGTGCAAGGGAGCCGAATATATTAAGGCCGGTGAAACATATCGCACTTTTGACCGTTCGACGCTTGAGAGAATCGGACTTCCGTTAGCCTATCATATCAATACAACAAAAATGAAAGACCGAATCAGTAATAGCATGAGCGTTTCGATGTGGAATGAAGGTCAATATCAGCCCGATTGGTATCCGAATTTTCCCGATGATTTCCGCGACGATTATTTTAAAATGTTCGAGGCGGAGACCAAAGTTGACATTATCGAAAAGCAAACAAATAAATATCAAAAAACAATCTGGAAACAGCGTCCCGGCGCGGACAATCATGCGTTCGATACCTATGGCTACAATATGGCTGCATTAGAAATATTTGCCGATGCCTATTGCCGCGATGCCTTGGGGTTGCCGGGCTTGAGCTGGGCGCACTTTTGGCAAGCCGCAAAAACAGGCGTGTTTATAGAACCTTAAAAAATATCTACCGGTTAATAGCTTTTTGATTTTAGCATTTTATAATGTGCAGTATGGCACTGATAGACCCTTCTTTTAGCAATGATAGTCCGCTGCAATTCTGGGAAGACGAATTGAACAATGCGCGCCGCCTTTTATATGAAATTGAAAAAGCGATTTTGTATTTTACGCAAGAGGCGCTCTCTTCCGGCGGGGTGCAGGAATATACAATCGATACCGGACAAGACCGGCAAACGGTGAAGCGTTCGGATTTATCATCGCTGTATGTACGGCAAAAAGAATTGCTAAACATTATTTCAATTTTGGAAACGAGAGTCCGTCCTGCAGGCGGAACGGTGAGGGTGCAGCCGTGGTAAATATAAATGATACAAGCATTATGCCGTCCCAAATTCCTGAAATAAAACAAGATGCAGTGCTGGCGTATTTTGTACGCGATATTGTGCAAGACGTATTTGACGGGGACAAATACCCCGCAAGTTTCGGCCCGACACGGGATTATCTTTGGGGCTATGGCGTCGATTACTTTACGTTGCGGAAACGGTCGCTGCAGCTGTTTACAGAAAATTTATATGCAGCGGGAATTATCAAACGGATTTTGCGCAATGAAATTTTTACCGGTATGATGCCGGAACCGACACCGATAAGCGCGATTATTTGGCCCGATAAAAAAGACGATGAACGGGAAAAGCTCGCGGTACAGTATGCGGAAAAAATGAGTGAAGCATTTGGGCTTTATGCATCTGATTACACGGTCTTTGATTATAAAAAGCAGCTTACCTTTGGGGAATTTCAAAATCAGGTACGGCTTGAAGCGATGCTTTGCGGGGACGGTGTTGTTGTTTCCCGGATTAACGGGCAAACAGGTTTACCTTGTTGGGATTGGATTAACGGCAATGCCATTATGACGCCGCTTGAATATACACCGAAAAACGGAAACCGGATTATTCATGGTGTTGAGTTAAACAAGCAGGGGCGGCATGTTGCGTATTGGGTGCGGGAAGTGATCGGCAATGAAATAAAGCATACACGGCTTCCCGTATTTGGTGAAAAATCCGGCAGGCAGATCAGCTGGATGGTGTACGGTGGTGATAAGCTATTAGATGAAGTGCGCGGTATGCCGCTTCTTGCAAATGCGCTTTACATGATGAAAGACCTTGACCGGTACCGTGATGCAGAGGTGCGGGCTGCGGTGGTAAATGCGCTGTTGCCGCTTTTTATTAAAAAAGCGCCGAGTACACCGATCGGTACTAATCCGCTTTTGAATATGACGCGGGCTACTCCGGCAGCTGGGACGCCTGCGGCCGTTGATTGTAAAGTCGGCGGCATTCCTGCAACACTTCCGATGTCTCCCGGTACGGTACTTGACGGATTAGCGCCGGGAGAAGAGCCGGTGAGCTTTAACACGAACCGCCCGAATGTCAATTTTAAAACCTTTGAAGAAGCAATTGTTTCGGCTATTTGCTGGACAAATGAAATACCGCCTGAAATTGTTATGCTTAAATTCGATTCCAGTTATTCCGCTTCACGGCAGGCAAATAACGAGCTGGATATTTTCTTAAAATACCGTGCATTCAAAAACGCTAAAGACTTTTGCCAGCTTATCTATTCAGAATTCATTATTCAATCGGTGTTACAAGGTCAGCTTGATATTCCCGGTTTTAAGCAGGTTGCTTTTATCCCTGCCTTATGGCAATTGCGCGGCGCGTGGTTGAAGTGCGAATGGTCAAGTATTTCACGGCCGAGTGTAGATATTCAAAAAGAAGCGAATGCTATGCGGACACTTCTTTCATTGGGTGTAATTACTTTTGATTCAGTTGCCCGCAAATTCAGCGGGATGAGTTTTAAGAGTGTGCAGTATAAAATTGCGCAAGAGCGCGAACTTATGAAGCGGCTCGGGTTTGTCTCTGCAATCGATGAGGACAATAACGGTAAGCCGGTATACTTAACAAAAGAGGAACAGGAACGATTAGCGGAGGTACTCAATGGGTAGCGATGATGCTTCTGTGATGACACAGAAAGAACTTATGCGTCAACTATATTCCTTGCAAAAGGAAAGTGTTGAAAATGATGCACGGCTTCAAGCCGAAATGGATGGTTTAAATCGGCGGTTGGATAAGCAAGAGCGGACGTTTGAGAAAATCAGTGAAGTGCTTGCAGAGCAAAAAAGTTTTTTTTCGTCATTAAACGGCATGAATAAAAAATTTGATGATGTCGAATTGGAAATTGCAAAGCTCGTTCAATGGAAGCATGAACAAGAAAAAAGAAGCGCTCTTGAAGATAAAGATGATGAAGCGCTTGAGGGAAAATTCAAAATCTTATTTGCGTGGAAAGATACATCGCAAAAAAGATTGGATATTCTTGAAAACAAAAATGCAAAAACTGCTTTTGAATTGGTAAAGAAAATCGGCGGTATCGTTTTAACGATGATTGTTACGGCAATTACTGCGTATCTGATAGGCAGGATTAAATAGTTGCATTAAAGCATAAGGGGGCTTTTTATGACGGAAGAAAAAACGAAATTGGCGGAAACTGAAAAGAAGAAAACGGGAGCAAAAGAATATTCTTTGTTTGCTCAGATTTTTGCTTCTGTGTGGATTATCGTTTTGACGTTGTGCAAAGGGTTCGGAATAGTGTCGCTTGAAACAAACGACATTATTTATTCCGGTATTGCGATTGCCGGTATTTTTATGCCGGTGTATTTTTCGATTTGGCTTGAAAAAATACGGGATATAAAACTAGGGTAAGGTTGCCCCGGGGCAAGTTAATCGATTAAAGGTTTTTCGAGGTGATTATGATTACTGCTATTGTTGTGGTGTGTATTGCCGTTCTTTTGATCGTTGCGATTACCTGTTTCGTTTTCGGCTGGAAAACGGGACGGGTAAAAATTGAACGCGAAATTGCGCAAGACGCAGCGCGGAAAGAAGCGGATAAAAAATACTATGAAGGTGAAAAAGCAAAAATAAAAGCGGAGGTTTTTAAACATGGAGAACAGAAAAAAGCAGCGCTATCCGGTGTTGGCGGCGGCCGTGATAAGTTTAATGCTGTCAATAACAGCTTGCGCAACAAGTCCTAAAATTGAATATGTCTATGAAACGTACGATGTCGTTTTTCCGCTCTTTCCCGATCCTGAACCGGTCGCTTTTGATGATACAACGGAAACAGTCAATATGCCGCTGTGGTATTGGCAAAAGATAGCGGAATATAAAATTGAAGTAGATGCTATACAATCGTATTTTGAAAAAATACGGCGGCTGCAAAAATAGAATATGACTGCGTATAAAGATGGCGCTATGACGGTTTATATTTCCGGCCCTATTACAGGGATAAAACACAATAACGCTCCTGAATTTTACAAAATGGAAAAGGCGTTGCAGGCTCTCTTTTCTGATATGCCGTATATAACAATCGTCAATCCGATACGGCTCGGAAAGCGGGTTGATGCGTACTTTGAGGAAATGTCGCGTATCCTCAAAAAGAAAAAGAAAGCAGTGTGGGAAGATTATATGCGTGTTTGCATCGCAGAATTGGCAAACTGTACGCATGTTATTGTTCTGAAAAATTATAAAAAATCGAAAGGGGTTCGGGTTGAATTGTTCATTGCGAAATTGCTGGGAATACCGATATTTTTTAGTTTGGAAGAACTAAAAAATACTGTGTAATTGATAGAGGAGGCTTTTATGAAAAAAAGCATGTGGGTAACGGTTGCGGCGGCGCTTATCGCTGCAGGTGCTGTTGTTATGAGTTACGGTGTCGATTGGCTGATTGATACCGCCGGATGTATTGTAATGCTCTGCGGGGCGTTGCTTGCTACGGTTATTGCCGTTAAAAACAGAGACGATAAAAAGCGATGGATTGTTTCGCTGGTGTGCGCTTGGCTTGGCGTTGTCGTCTTAGCTATTGCCGGTTTGGTGCGGTTTAAGGGCGTGGTTATCCTTGCTCTTGCGGGGGCTGTTTTAATCGCTGCGTACTGGTACATCGAATACAAACGGCGGCGGTAAGCATTATTTGAGGCGGGCTAATATGCCCGCCTTTTTTTTATGCCATTGCGGGAATTGCCGCTGTTTGTGCATGAATAGGAGCGGATATTTTTTGCGCTTGCAGTGCAATCCCCATTGAGCGCAGTAAATTAAAAATTGTTATAAAAGATGGGTTGCCTTTTTCGGATAATGAAGTATAGAGCGCTTCGCGGCTTACACCTACTTCTTTTGCAAGTTTTGTCATTCCTTTAGAACGGGCGATTGCGCCGATTACGTTTATCACATCAGCAGGTTCGCCTTCTTCAAGGGCTGTAGATAGATAAATTATTACATCTTCTGGAGTTTTGATATTGTCTGCCATGTCCCATTTCGTTATCATACGTTTTCCTCCGCTGCAATTTTATGCGCTTTTAAAATATCATCTTGCTGCGTCGATTTATTACCGCCGCATAGTAAAATGATTACCACATCGTTTTGACGTTTATAATAAATTCTAAATCCTGCTTGATAGTGTATTTTTAATTCTGATAACCCATTGCCTATAGGTTCCGAATTTCCGAAATTACCGAGCTTCATTCTATCAATGTGCATATCTATTATGGCTTGCGTTTTTTTATCTTTTAGCCCATCAAACCATTTGGTGTATTTATCGGTCTTTCGTATTTCTATCATACCTCTAATGTAATATATATATTACGAACTGTCAAGATATTCTTCTTGTTTGTATCCGGCATCGCCTGTGTGGTTGCCTCGGGGCAAGTTAAGAACTTTGTACAGTTTACAACTTCTTTCTATTGGTATTTTTACTGTTGTGTGCTATGATAGGTTATAGAATATATTATTGATAAGAGGTGATTTATATGAATGCATCTAGGTTTTGTTTTCTTGCTATACTGCTTTTATCATTATTTCTTTTGTCCTGTGCCGATGACAAAGAAAACCTAAGTGCTACCGATAAATTATTCGGTGCCGGTAATAAGATGCCGACAACTGAAAATCCAATAAGTTTGGCTGTTTTTTCAGAAAAACCTGTGTATGTTGATGGAAAAAAGAAAGATGTATTTTGTTGTGCGTCGTTGAGCTATGAATACATAGTAAAAATCACACCGGCAGATATTGAAGAATTCTGCCAACAGATTTTGTCTGAGACAAGTTATAAACGTATTTGTATTTCGCCTCTGTTTACCGATACCATACAAAAAGGATTCGTGTTCTTAAAACTAGATAATACTGCGATTCACGGTTATTTTGGTGAAGTTGATAGAGAGGCCGGAGCTATAAGCCGATCTGAATGGGAGTGTATATACGATACAACAACAAAGCGGCTAGAGATATTAGACGATATGAATTAGTCCTTTCATAATTATCGGGGGGGGGGGCGGGCGCCCCCCTTTTTTTTTTTTTTTTTTT